GAAGTTGTAATGGATGATGGTTCTAAAGCAGAATATGAAACTTATGAAGTAGAAGATGGAACTGTTGATAGAGATAATCAGCGTAAAGCTAATAAAGAAAAGTATGGTTGCTATATGACTGATGCACAGATAGAGCGTGGAGATTGTGATATACCTAAAGAAGAACCTGAAGAAGAAGTTATAATAGTTGTTGATGAAGAACGAGATACCAAAGAAGAGCTTCCTGATGATGATGTTGTGGTACTTGAAGTGGTCGTGGAAGATGAAGTTAAAGAACTTGAACCTATCAAAGAAGAAGATATTGTTGAAGAGGAAGTTAAGATTGATGTCAAGGAACTTGAAGAAGAGTTTAAGTTTGAAGAAGAAGAAATTATATTTGAGGACATCCCTGAAGATATAGTTATTGTAATAGAGGAGGATATAGTTGAAGAAGTTGAAGAGGTTGCAGAGGAAGTTTTGGTTGAGCCAGTACAGGAAGATGTTAAGGAAGAGCCAACCGAAGTTGTAGAAGAACCTGTAGAAGTTGTTGTTGAAGAACTTACAGAAGAAGAGGTAGCTGTAGAAGTTGCTGAAGTAGAAGAAGTCATTGAAGATATTGTTATAGAAGAAGTAACTACTGAAGAAGTCATAGAAGTTATAGAGCAAGTCAATGACATTGGTGTGCAAAATCTGGACCAAGCTACAGAAGAAGTGCAAGAAGTTGTACAAGCTGTTGTTGAAGAAGCTATAGAAAATGTAGAAGATTTATCTGAAGAGCAAGTTGCAGTCGTAGCAGAAGTATTACAAGTAGAAGAAGATGATGTTGAGATTATTGCTGAAGCTGTAAAAGAAGATGAGGTTGTAGCAGAAGCAGTAGAAGAATATGTAGAAAGAGCTGTAGAGAACGCAGATGTAGAAAACTACACACTTGCTGATGTTGTAACAGAAGTACAGTACGAAAACTTTTTAGAAAATCCTATAGAAACATTTGTAGATTTAGATTTTGAAGGTATAACTATTAACAATATAGGAGATGATATGACACAAGACCAAAAAGAAAAAGCACAAGAGGTGGTAGTGCCAGTTATTTTGACTAGAATAGCTACTATGGCAGCTTTTGTATTTAGGAGAAGTCTATGATAAAGAAGTTATGGACCTGGTTTATAGCAGCAATAAAAGAAACACTTAACCTTAGTTGGACTTTGGTTGGTTTAGTTATTGCTACGCTTACACTAACTGGTTCTGCACAGCAAATCACAGGACTTGCTACTATAATTACATTAGCTGTTTGGTTATTAACAATTAGCTTTAGAGATTAGGAGATAAATATGGACTGCTGTGGTAGTGGTTGCTGTGGAGGTAAGTAATGAAATTGACTGTAGTTAGAACACAATTCGGAACAGATGCAACTAATGGGTTGTTATTTATAGATGGTATTTTTGAGTGTTATACACTAGAGGACCAGTATCAAGCAGTAAAAGTTATGCACGAAACCTGCATACCTGAAGGTACATACGATATACAATTTAGAAAAACTGGTGGATTCCACGCTAAGTATTCAGAGAGATATAAGAATGCACACTATGGTATGTTACACATACAAGATGTGCCTAACTTTACCTATATTCTTATACACACTGGTAACACTGATGAACATACATCAGGTTGTTTGATTGTAGGAGAAACACAACAAGACTTAGAAGTATCTAAGGATGGGTTTATCGGCAGCAGCACTGTGGCGTACAAAAAAATGTATGCAAAAGTGGCAGGTCAATTACTACAAGGTAAGCCAGTCAGTATTGAATACACAACAATAAATAAATTGTTAGAAAAAGATGTAGACAATGCAAGTAAAGACCACACAGTGTTAGCTACCACAGTTTATGATAAATTGCAGGAAATAAATGGAAATGTTTTGACAATTAAATCAAAACTTAGTGGAAGGGTAATACAATAATGTCAGATTTATTTGAAAAAAATAATAGAAGAAGAAACCAAGAGGGTAAGTTCAAGAAGGACTTATGGTGGACTCCTTGGAACGAAGCATGGAGTTACAAAATGAGTGATGACCTCAAAGATATGCTTGAACGAACTGCCTGGACCTTCATTGAAGCGTTCATAGGTGCATTAACAGTCGCACCTTTAGTTGGCGTAGAAGCTGAAACTATTCAGTTAGCTGCGTTAGCAGGTGGTGGTGCTGCACTAGCAGTTGTCAAGACATACGCTAAAAAACAAATATCTAAATAAACAATTTGTCCTTCAAGCCCTGTATAATGATATTGACAGGGCAAAGGAGGTATCATGCCTAATATACCTGAAGATTGGGGTAATAACTTTTATAAGTCAGGGTGGCAACCAGGGCTAGAAGTTAATGAACAAACTGGGTTAGGAGAAATAACTCATGTTGGTACAGACCCAGACTACAGAAACAAATTTGATTCTATTCTGCAAGAATGGGGTTTTAATCCAGAACATTACGAAATTGAAGGGTCAGTTCGTGCATCCAGTTGGAATGTCCAACTGAAAGGTGGCAAGACTGAAACCTTTTATGCGTTTAAAGGAATAGTAAAGAAGAAGCGACCTGGACACGATAAGTATTTCCAGGAATTATTTAAACAAGCAAAGAGAAAACCACCTATCACTAAAAAATTCAATGCAGGTAACACTGCGTTCATGTGGTTTATGTCTGACTGGCAGCTTGGTAAGCGTGACTATGGAGTAGAGAATACTATCAAAAGATATGATAGGGCTTTGCAAGATGGTGTAAATAGAATAAAAGATTTACGCAAGTTAGGTGTAGAGATAGATGAAATATACATGGTGGGATTAGGTGACCTTACAGAAAACTGTACTCCACACTTCTACGAATCACAACCACACAATGTAGAGTTGTCACTTATAGAACAATACGCATTAGCTAGGTCAATGATTATGAAAACTATTGACACATTCTTACCACACGCACCTAAATTAATATTGGCAGGTGTGCCAGGTAATCATGGTGAGATGACTAGGACCAGTAAAGGTCAAGTTGCTACAAATAGATTGGATAACTCTGATACTATGCACTTACAGATATGTAATGAGATTATGTCTGCTAACAAGGAACGATATAAACATGTTGAGGTAAACATTCCAGAGGGATTTCATCAGACATTAATTATAAAAGGTAAAAAGGTTAGCTTTACGCATGGTCACATGACTGGTGGTGGAGGTAACGCTGAAGCTAAGATAGAAAAATGGTGGAAGGGTCAGATGTATGGTTTCTTGCCACCAGGAGATGCAGAGATATTAGTTACTGCACATTATCATCATCTTCGTATGAAGCAACAAGGTGATAGGACTTGGTTTCAAGCACCTAGCATAGATAAAAGTATAGACTTTACAGAACGAACTGGGCTATGGAGTCATCCTGGAGTTCTGACCTTTACAATTAGCGATAAAGGATGGGATAACTACCAACCACTATAAAAAAAACCCCCACCAAATTGGCAGGGGTTTTAGTTATGTTAGATTAGATTATTCTTTGTATTTAATATCAAACTCTTTGTCTAACTCTTTAATAAGTTCAGACATTTGCCCTAACTGATTAAAGTGCTTGTCATAACTTATACCAAATACTCGTGATGTAATTGCTACTATATGACTTGCAATATGGTCTTGCATTATTCCTCCTTAGTTTGTTTACTGAAATCAGTATAGCACAAGTCGTTTTGTTTGTCAAATCGGCTTTACAACCTAAGTTTTAAAATGGAAGTTCTTTGTATGGTTTTTTATTACCTTTAAAATCTAATTCTGGATAATACTTAGTTTCAAACCTAGGGTCTTTCCACATGTCAAATAGTTTCTCTGCACTAAACCATTTAGGTTCTGCGTTCATGTTTGCAAAATACATTATGCCAATACGCACTTGCTTGTACTTGCTTCCCTTCCAGTTCATCTCTTGTATCTTGTAATAGTCTGATGCTTTTACTTTATTTGTGCCTTTTACTTCTGCGAAATAAATCATCTCATCTCTTACAACTATGTAATCTGGCAACAGCAGTATTTCTGTAGCATACCAAAACAAATCTAACTTATTAACTTTAGGGTCAGTGCCTATGCGTAGGTAATCTTTGTACTCTACTGAACCTGTATCTTTAAGATATTTAAGCATAGCTTTGTCTGCCATGTCATCACCAGAGTTTCTTGATGCGTATGAGTCTGTATATTTGCTACTCACTTGCCTAACCTACAGTAAATACAAGATGTTATGTATCTAATCTCATGCTTCTCGCATACATTACTTGCCATTAAATTTCTCCATAAGCATATCTCTTATGCTTCCTACTGTTCTTTCTCTTTGTTCTTCCATAGTATTTAGTAATACTTTTAATGTAGATAATGTAACTAACTCATTATATTTTTTCTTAGTATGTACAAAAGTTACATCAACTTGGTACATGTCTAACCAGGTAAGATAAATTTCACCTTCTAAATTAGGTAATACTATATTCATACCACCTCGTTGTTTATCGATAGGTTCTATAATCCAATCACTTGGGTCTATATTTTCCCATAGTAACAACATCAATAAACCTTCAAAACCATAGTTAGAAGGGGATTTCTGTTTGTTCTCCTCCTTGCTCTCCTGGTTTGAGGAGTGCGTGACATTCTCTGTATTCCCATTGATAGATGTTTCCTTCTTTTGTTTGTTTGTATCTTCTACCACAATATATGTTTCCTTCCTTGTCTGAATATGTAATGTTATTTAAACTCTTACATCCTACTTGTTGTTTGCATTTAGTATCTGGTGGTGGTGGTATATCAAAGTTGTGGTTAGGGTATCTCTCCTGTAACTTAGCTTTAAGTTTGTCCACATTAATTGATATACCATCATCTATAGCCACTCTGTTGGTAAATCTTCGTTACCAATCCACCATCCTTTACCACAACCACCTGCGTTGTTGTAGTTAGAACATGCAAAGTCTGGAATCTTACCAAACTTATCTGGGTCACTTGCTTTTTTCTCCCTGTTGTCTTCTATTGCACAAGTCTTAGTGTCACAATTAGGATGTATCTTAACTGATAAATCTTTTACTCCACCAAACACTTCTTCTACTAACTCTTTGTCTGTTGTATTAGTGTTAAGTCTAGGTTTATAACCAGTAGCTAATTGCATATCAAACATATCTTCTGCTCTAGTCATAAAAACATCCATGTTTTCTTTGGTCCAAGACTTTATGTCTTTGTCTGCTAATCCATTACTTACTAATTCATTGTATGCTTTAGCTTTTATTTCTTGTCGCAGTGCTTCATCTGGAATCATAGCTTCAAGTAATTGATTCAGTTGCTTACCAACATCACCAGTTGTGTTTGTAGGTTCAGCTACCATCTCATCAACTACCTTGTTCATAGCTGCTTGTTCTTGTTTAGTAGGTTTCTTAACTGGTTTCTTCTCTACTTGGACCTTAGACATCTCTTCTCTGCTAGGTCTAGCTTTGTCAGAACCTTGATACTTCCAGTTAGCTAATGCACGACCAATAGCCGAGGTTTCACAATTCTCCATCCAGGCATCTGCGTTAGCAAATCCACCTTGTCCTTTAGTTTCTTGTGCTATACCTGTAGCTACTGGTCTTGCATCTTGCTCATTTTTAAATACTTCTGCTCTAATAGTGACACAAGTTCCATCTTCGGTAATGTGTGCTATCTCTGTATTAATTCTTGCATCTGGATTTTCTTTCCAGAACTTCTTTAATCTATCTTCAACAGTTTCATAATTATCTAAATTAAATTTAGCCATTAGTCTGTCCTCCTTTTTCAACATTGTATTTGTTTAGTACATCATAGATTCTCTGCCTTGTAAGGTTTAATAATTTACCTAGTTTAATAGCTGAAAATCCATGCTTGTAAGCATGTACAATTACTTCATCTCTTTGGTCAAGTAATTTATTTACTGCTTGTTTTTTGTTTTGTATTTCTATTGTAAGTGTTGCTAATGATTCCTCTATCTGTTCTACTGGTATAGTATCAACATCCATCTGGATTCCATTAACAAATCTAACACCATCAATTATTTGAAATGTCATAATATTCTCTCCTAAATTTATCTTCTTTATATAGTCTGTAATAATGGTTCGTATAGTCTGCTAACCATCCTGCTATTGTCCAAGCACCTATTATATAAACAGGCAGTGACAGTAAAAGTAAAATTAATAAACCATCCATTTACTCCTCCTCTTCTTTTGTAGATAACTGTTCTGCTATCTTCATTGTATTTTCGTTATGGTCCTGGACAAATTCATCCAGAAGTTCTGCTAATCGCTTCGTGTTTAGTGAAGTCAATACAATAGATTTCTCTACCTTTTGTCCTCCACATGCGTTAGCTAATTTAATTGCCCATGTCTTAATTGATTTAGGGTCATCAAATATATTAGGCATTTACTTCACCTCTCTTAAATGTTTTATGTCGCTAGGAATACTGCTATCGTTTAAGTTCCAGTATTGAATACAAAAACAATTTACACAACCTAGCTCTTGGTCCAGGTCCTCCTTGCATGTCTTACATATATCCTTGATTATTACATCAGGCATTACTTCCTCCTCTTTGTCTTAATACAAACAAACTGCTCTCACCTATGTTGCTATCCATATCAACCCAGGTAAAAGTTAATGAATAGTCTGCTTGTTTATTTATATACTTTGCTAACCAGAACATTAATTTAGGTATGTTGTACCACTTGATAAATGTATCGTATGGCAAACCATAATTAATATCTGTTCTAATTATCCACCAATATTTACTCGTAATGTAATCTTCGTGCATTACTTCCTCCTCTTTTATTCTTTTGTTTGTTTATTTAATTAGTGGCAGTTTCTATTTCAACTAACTTGACTAGAAACATGCTACCAAAGTCTTTGAGTTCTCTAACCTTACACTTTGCATCATGTTCGTTATCAAACTCCCAGGTCATCCTGCCACCATACATGCTGACAGATTGCACTTGGTATATCATAGCGTTCTCCTATGTAATCCTTACTTTAATGCTACTACTTTGTCCTCCTTATGCAAACTTCATTTTACTTATTTTATTTACATACACACCTATTAATTGAATGTCTGCAACCAGTGTGAACTCTTTTATGGGCTACAGTATCGGCAACAATATCTTTACATAACTTGCAATATTTATATTTAACTTTGTTCATATCTATTTTATGGATATTTAATTTAAAATCTTCCACCATTATTTTTCGCAAGGAGTTGTCCTC